GTAAGGAGCGACTAAGCCTTTGCAGTACACCCCATTAAAGGTTTATCGCGTCACGCGCCCGCGCATATATCTCTAGCTGACAAAATAGATTTAGAATTGACCTGTCGAGGGCAGGGGGGCGGTACATTTGCAACCACGTCAATAACCATACTCCCCTGGCCATTCAATCTCTTAGCTGGTTATTGCTACCAGTTCACGCACTCCCAAAAAAGAACCCCACAGCGTGAACCGTGGGGTCAAGTTTCAGGGAGGTATTCGGTGGAGTTAGAAAGCAAATATTATGTTATTGGTTGCGGTAATGATGCTAACGACCACCCCTGCCAGACAGAGCGTGATCAGTGAATAAAACAGTTTATTCTGCATCGTACGCAATCTCATTGAATAGTTGTTTCGCTTCTTTCGCATCTTTGATGGCTTCCCGTTTCTTCTCAGCCTTGGCCATCAATGCACGGGTAGCGGCAAGCTCCAGGGCGTTAGCGTCTTGCTGGTCGAGCGTGCCTTGGAGCGATGTCTTGAGACCATCAAGCACAAAGTCCACGGTTTTCTCGTTTACCTCGTGTTGATTGTAACGGGCCGCAACCACGGTCAAGGTGATCTTATCCGATGCCATTTTATCAGGGTCTAGATCGGGGACCGCCTTGGCGAGGAAATTGTGCCAATAGAAAAGGCTACTAAAATCCGATGCCTTCACCGTCAATAGACGGCCTCCGAAGTTGGTTATCTCGTGAGTCATGTCTTCCCCTTCATCGTTGGTGAGCATTTCATTGGAGCAATAGAGCCTATTGATTTCCATTACGCCACCTCATCAATAACAAGGTTGGCAGTGTTAAGCTGTTCGATCACGTCCCCACTTTTCGTGTAAACGGTTAAATGGTGAAAGTCTTTTTTGGTATCTTCGAGCATGATCTGGATCGTGTACCAGTGATCGCCACCAAACCCAGCCTTGTATTTATTTATCCTGTTAATCTTGACCTTAGATACGTTGTGAAAGTCTACGTTGGTTCCCATAATAAATATACCTCAGTTTGTTAAAAAGTTAGGGCGGGTTGTTACGCCCGCCCCTATTGTTTACGCGAAGAATACGAACAATGCAACCAATATCACGGCTACAACGCCTAGCTTGTACATGCCAAGCACTAGTTCGTAGATCATGCGGCTACCAGTTCCTTTGCCTTCTCTAGGGCGATGGTTTTGGTATCTCTACCCATGCCACCATAAAATGCCTTCTCAATTCTATGGTCTGCACCATGATCACGCACTGGCTTGTGATCGGTCATGTAGGTGACAGTATTAAACGCACCCCAAAGCG